CTGGGTTCGTCTGGGTTTTTCTGGGTTTTTCTGGGTTCCCAAAATAACCCACTGGGTTCGTCTGGGTTTTTCTGGGTTTTTCTGGGTTCCCAAAATAACCCACTGGGTTCGTCTGGGTTTTTTGTGGATTTAGGACGTCCGCCTTTTTTGCCGTTATTCCTATTCCTCTCAACCACAGCGTCGTACCTCTTGTTGTTTTCGTCTATGTATGGCTTGGTAAGGTCGAATATCATAGCCACCACTACCGAATCTCCGCTATACTCCTCTCCGTCGAATCCATATCGCATGATCGCATCCAGCACCTCCCCTTTTTCGGTCATCGAAAGACGGTTGGTCGCTGTAAGCAGACTTCGAGGTATTACCATGGATTCTTTCATATTCGTTTAAATAAAAAAACCGCTCGTTCGATACCGGGGGGCAGCCCGGTATCTACTAAAGCGGTAAGTCACATTTTGCCCCTGCCCGAGCATTCACACCGCAAATATAAACAAATTTTTCCATTCTCCAAAAAAAATCAGAACGGAGTGTCCGTCATTGCCTGCCTCATTATCTCCTCCATGTATGCCTTCCTCTTCGCTGCGCGGCTGCGTCTGTTTGCCGCCGCCCGCTGTCTTTTGGCTACACTCAGCGGGTTGGCCATGTTCTCCTTCATGTCCCGGCACCACCTCAGATTCGAGGCATTGTTGTTCTCGACGTTCGTATCAAGGTGATCCACGATTTTGTCCCCCTCCCTTTTTGGGATAAAAGCCTCAGCTACAAGGCGGTGAACAAAGTAGTTGTACCTCCCTAAACGGTTGAATAACCGCACCCTTACGTACCTGTCGGCATTGTAATCCACCTTCAACACATGGGGGTCTCCGCGCCGCGTAGACACCACCGTTCCGTCCTCTCCGATCCAATATCCCGGGAACTCGTCGATGGGCTTAAACTTCACCCCCCCCCTGTACTCCGGGAATCGTATGAAATATGCATTCATCATATTGCCTATTTTTAGCGCCTTAGGGCGCATTTTACAATCTCTTCGAGGGTTGCATCCGGATCGGCATTCAAAGCCTCTAAAACGGCCTGTTTTGCCCTTTCTTTGGGGAATCCCAAAGTCTTGATAGCTCGTATCGCGTCCGCCTGCAATTCCTCGTTTATTTCCGGCGCTTCCGCTTCTGTCGGATCCGAATCCTTAGCCTCGGATTCGCCCCCGGCCTGCGGAGGCAGGCCGAGCGCATATCCTATAAAGTTCGACAACATCAGTAGCGGGAACAGGACAAGGCCAACGAGCCATTCCAGCGCCGTGTTCATATCATCGTTCATGAGTTTTTACGTCTTGCCGGGGCATAGGAGGATAGACTGTCGTATCTATGAAGTCCACGCCCCCGAATTTCACTGTTTTCACTCGCCCGCTGGCAATGCGCATCTGCACACCCCGATAGGTGATTCCGCACCTGCGGGCGTATTCGGCTATTGTAACTACTGTCTCTTTCTGCTTCGGCTTCATCTTTTTCTGTTATTTTTCGGGTTCGTCAGTCACATCCACGGCCTCCTGCTCTTCGACGGCCGCAATATTGTCGTCCACTCCGTCGACATACTCGGGGGTCGCCTGCGACATATCCATCGAGGAGGGGGTTGCCATGTCGTATTTTAGCGCTGTGATAAGCTTCGAGTTGGCCATTACATCCATGCTACCCCATTTCATCAAGATGCGTTTGATGACCGTCTTTTCATACATGGCAGGCTTGTTTTTCTGCCACAAACCATTTTTGTTGTAGTAGCTTTTGCTGTACTTCTTGCCGTGCTCCTCCAGCTCTTCGACCGTCATGTACAGGTAGTGATCGCCGCCGTTTATGTAGCGAAGATAGGCTACATATCCGAGCAGTTTTGTGCGTTCGTGCGGCTCCTGGTTATACTCCATATCGCCCGTAAAAGGGTCGTGGTACTTTATGTCCCCCTCATACACCGGAGCGGCCATCAACCGCTGGATCATCCCGGTATTGTTGGCAAGTTGCACCAGCCCGTTTTTCATCGGCATGAACACCGCCTTCTTGGTGACTACCTGCTGCCCGTTCTTGTACGTAGTCTCAGTGAAGGGAACGATGGCGGCCTGCCCGAATGCCGGATCGAGGGAAAGCCCCGTTGTTGCACAGGCCATGCACGAGCGCATGATGGATTTGGGCGTGCACTCCCGCAGCATTTTGTTCTCGGGAGCCACCAGCAGGTTGCGTACGGCCTGCGTGAATATCGGAGCCCTGTCGCCGAGCACCGCATGCAGGCGCGCCTGCACCTCCCCTTTTTTGTCCTCCAGCAGGGCGATCATCTCCTGCAAATTCGGGGTGGCGGTCTTGGCTACCATCCCCTCGCGCATTGCGCGTTCGTTCTTGTCTGTTATGGTTGTCATATTCCTAAAAAAAGCTCTAAGGTTGATGTTTTGAAATCGTTTAGTACCTCGTCACCCTCCGCGTCGAACGTGTGGAACTCCCACCATATCCACACCAGTTTTTCCATCCGCGTTTCCTTTTCTCCCGATCCCAGTGTATCGGTGTGCCAATACACCATAACGGAGGGGGTGAAACGCCAGCCTTCGCCCGAGATGCTGTCGGAGAAGTATGTATTCCCGTTGATGGCGTCCGTGAGGCGGCTTGCCACCTCCTCGTATTCCCGTGCTGTTATTTCTCGCTTCGTCTTCATGTTATTTGAATAATAATTGCCGCGTCGTACTCTCCTTTACATACTTGGCGTATATGTCCGGATTGTCCGCCTTTAATGCCTTCGAATCCAGCCTGCGGCTTGTTACAGTCTTGAATGTAGCCAGCGGTCGCCCGTCGTAGGTTATGGTGTCGTACTGCATGAAATACGCCTTAACCCGCTCTTCTGCCTTGGTGATCTCCGCCTGCATGGCGGCTACCTTCGACCGCTGCGCCCGCACCCACGCGATAATATCCCGTATCTCCGCATCTGCTTCCCGCGGGGCGGCTTCCGACACAGGCCATGCCAGTATAACGTCCTGGCCTGTCTCCACCGGGGGTATTTCGTCGCCCAAAATGTACCTTTCGAACCAATCCCGGCAGTACTCCACGATATAGGCGAATTTGGATCGGTCGAAATCGAATAGCGCATACACGAGCCGCTTGCCTCCCTCCTCCGCGGCTATGTACGCCGCATCGCGCTCCATGATCCCCATTTGGTACATGATCTGCGTGTACCACAGCATCGGCACCGTCTCGGGCGTCAGTTCCGGCAGGTGCATTTTCGTGTCCTTGCACTCCAGGATATACCGGGTCCTCCTGCCCGCGGCGAAAACCTCCCTGTCGGGCGCTGCCTGCATGTAGGACGGGTATTTGTCATTGCGGTACACCTCGATCTGCTCGGATCGTTTGACGATCTTTTCCCCGGTCACCTGCTCGAACATGCGGGCAATCGCGTCCTCCTTGAAGCGCCCGCGGATCATACTGTCGTTATCCTCTTCGGCCGCGGTCTCCAAGGTCTCCATTTTCTTTACGCGCCAGTACTGGTACGGCGTCATATAGGGATTAAGCCCCATAATCGTCCCAACGTCGGAACTTCCGATAACGGGGGTGTCGTTGCGCGCATGCAACCACTCTTGTCGTGTTTTATAGGTCGTTCGTGTTATCATCTTGTATGCTCATATTTAGCAATTGGTTAATTTTATCCTCCCATCTTCCCCTTATTATCCCGCGCCTGTTGAACCGAAGGGCATGGAATTTCAGGCCAAGGGGGTACAAGTCCAGTATTTGACGGCGGGCACCCGAATAGATCAGCGCGCGTTTGGGTTTCAGTTCTCCCGGCTCCCACACACTCCCCCATGATTTTAAGCGCTGGTAAACCCGAATGCAATAGGGCGTTATATTTCGCCAGCATATTACGCTGTCGTGTTGATCGGCATACCGTCTGAGTATTTGTACAAACTCGTCATTCCTTCGTTTCTGCAACTGCTGCTTCGTCTCCCGATCCGTCATCATAAGTGCCGCATTCTTTTTCGTTTAACGCGAGGTAGTCGCCCAGTTCTTTCCGCCAGTCGCCCACCAGTTGATGCACTTGCGACATGTCCCCCTCCTCTACTGCCGCGGCGATCTCGTCGAGAAAGTCGATATCATTTCTTAGGCGTTCGTGCCCCTCCTTGCCGTAGTAGTTTGCAGAAATCAGTTCGAACCCGTCCGGGGTGGCCTTTGTCCCATGCTCCAACTCCATGCTGAAGGTCGTCCCCTCATGCTTGAAATATCGAGCCGTGAAACGCATGCCGGATCGAATTACCGAGAAATTCTGTATACAACCCGACCCCGATCCCTCAAACCCTGGACACACCTGGGTTATCGTCTCGTTGTATATCCTGTAATTGGCGATAGCCAATTGTCGCGTCTGCTCATACCTTTCGGCGCGTCTTTGGTTGAATGCCCGCCATGCCTCCACGTCCTCCGCCGTGGAATCCTTGGTAATGCATGCGGGCTCATCGGTGCAGACGTCCATATAGCCATTGCATTCGGGATACACGGGCAACATCTTTAGCAGTTTGAATTCCGTTACATTCCACCATCTCGCGCATGGATACAACAACATATAGCCCTCTCCGTCCTTGATCCCTATTTCTACCGACGAGACGACGGGTGATCCGTCGACGATCCCGTAGAGTGTGCACGGCGTGGCGCCCGATCTCTTCAGCACCTCCGCTGCTTTCGCTTCGATAGTGTCGCGCCTTTCTTTCAGTTCGGCGCTCAGTACATAACCCTGGCCTTCTTTGGCCGCTTCGATCCATTTCATTGTTTTCGTCTTTTTTTAGTGTAATTTTTGTTAAAATGCGTTGTTCCGAAGGTGCAGGAGGACGACCGCCGCAAAGGCGGCCATTCCTGCCAGCACTACCGCCCATAGGGCGAGTAGCTGCCTTACTCGATTTTTATCCATATCCGCAAATCCTGTTCCTGTATTTGGATGGTTATCACGCCTTCCCTGAGGGCCGTACTTACGCCGATGCCTCGGCGTACTGCGATCTCTTCGATAGCCCTCAAGGCCTCGTAGCTATGCTTCACGTACGCCCCGATCTCCTGCGTCTCGCGGAAAATATGTATCGCGCTTATCGTGTCCTGGGGCATCTCCTGGGTAAAGGCGTACGCCCTTTCTGCCAGTTCGTTCATTGTTTTCATAATTAAGTGAAATTAACGTGTGCCATGGCTTCTGGTTTTTTTGTGTTTATAAACTGCATTCGTGTATTTCCATCCCGCCGAGTGCTGAAACTTCGACGAGGTACCCGCTCTCCGTCCTGTGTACCGATTCTACCCGCAGCGTGCTTCGGAACAGGATCCAGCAGCATAAAGCCGTGAGCACCACCAGCGCGGCGGCCTTAATCATTGTATTTGTCTCTTTCATAGGGCTATTTGGTTTCTGACATTAACGCCAATCCTTCGTCTATCTCCGATTCTATCTCAAGCATGTGCGCAAGGATTTTCTTATTCTGGCGGAGATACTCCGAAATCGCTCCCGGATCATCCATCCGGGACAGTTTCCGGCAAATGCCTTTTATCGACGCTTCTACTTGCGCTTGCAAATAGATCAACGCGCACGATACATTCGGGAATGTCTTCCCGTCATTCACTGCTACCAATGTCACTCTTTTCATTTTTCTGTGGTTTTTGTGGTTTCGTGCCCCTATCCCAGCCGCCCGGTACGCCTCCGCAACGCGGAACGAATAGGGGCAAAGTGTTGTTTTGTGGCTTATTCCTCGCAAGAGAACTTATCTACATGTACCAACTTGTGTGCAAGTGGATTTAACACAAGACTTCAACAAACGGAATGCCTGATAATACGCGCGGGCCTGCACGTCCTGCCAGCCCTCCCGATCGTTGGGGGCTTTGTTGCCGTTGTCGGTGCGTTTTAACTCCGAGGGAGTGCAGAGGTTTTTTGCTATATCCCCGTCGTAGATCAGCGAGCCCCCGCCATAACAATAGGCGTTCCAGTCGTCCGCACCGTTTAATAATGTTTCTTCATTGAGTTCCGGAATTGGCTGGCCGTTATGCTCGCAATACTCGCAAATGTTTTCGTAACTTTCCAGCAGATCCAGCGCAAAACCTTTCACGCCTCGATCCCAGCACGACCGCGTTTTAACGGCTTCCAGACGTCCCCGGATTTCATTTACTTCGTTCTTCCAGTTGGTGGAGTTGTTCGTTTGGTTCTTTTTCATGGCTTCAAATATTTACCTTATTAACTTCGAAGGGTGTGATACCTGATCCTCCCTTTCTCTATTACAAAGATAGTATAAGATTTTATACCACGCAAGCATTTCACAAACTTTCTTCATCGTTTGTTCTTATGAAAAACAAACACACCATAAGTTTTTACCATCCGAAAGCCTGCCAGGCTGAGACCTCCGCAACCCGATTCACCCCGACCCAACGATCACGCACGCACACGCACACGCACACACAACGGGTTCCGATTACATTCACAAAAACTCGGGAGTTTGCTAGGAGTACCCCCCCCCTTATATATTATTCTTATCATTCATATACATTAAGAACGTGTATAGTCGCAGGGAGGGGCATTTTGGGGGTGTTTTGAGTGTGTGGTGAAAGAGGATAGTTTTGGTCTGTTTGGCTGGGTGGGGAGGGGGAGGGGCGGATGCTGGAGGAAGGAGGAGAGAGGAGGCGGGCCGGGGGAGGGCGCCGGGGAGCGGGAAGGGGTGGAGGGGAGGCGGAGGAGTGGGAGCGAAGGGGGAAGCGAGGGGACGGGGCGGGAAGTGGAGGCCGGGCGAAGTGGGAAGGCGCGCAGCCTGAGCGAGCGGAACAACGTGGAGCGAGCGAAGGAAGGAGACAGCCATCGGGAAGGGGTGCGGGTCTTTGGTCAACAGCCGCCCGGGGTCTGGAGCCTTTCTAACACTCGAGATATTCGCGGGCTGGGTTTCTTGTGGTTTTTGGGGGGGGGTACGGGTCTTTGGATTTTCGGGGGTATGTTTTGTGGGGGTTTTGGTTATTGAGGTGGGTGGGGGTCTTGGATTTGGACGGCAAAGATATTATTACTATATTTGTACAACAATCTTAAACAATCTGATTAATGGGCGTAAATAAATCAATCACCATCGAGGGGGTTACTTTCCAGTTCGAGGTGAAGTCGAAGGACGGGGTTATGCACGTTTCTCTGTACTCGGGCGAGGGCGAATCGGCTCATGCCATCATGACGGCCGATGAGAGCAAGGAGGTAGTCGAGGCGCTGGATATAGTTCGCGGGTGGGTGAAGCCGAGGGAAAACAGACCCTTTACGGAGCAGGAGCTTAAATTCTGAGGTTATGACCGGGATATTCGGATATTATCTTCGCGTCTACGTGACGGCGAATTTCGGCGAAAAATACGACAACGGGGTGAAGCTCATGCTGGATTCGGGGCTTCTGAACGAGACGGCGGCGCAGTGTGCCGTGATATGCTGCTACGTAGACAACTGGTGCAGGACGCATTCGGGGCCGCGGCAGGAGGCGTTCGCGGCGGCGGCCGAAACATTCAATGTTGCCGTATACACGGTACGGCATTACTATTACGACCTGAAAAAAAGGTACGATATCTTCAACAAAAACAACAAAGATTATGAAAAAACTGCTTCGCCGTCCCGCACTGACGGCTCTTTTCGGCCGGAACAAGAAGGTCGGGACAAAAACGACGGCCGAGATTAAAGCGTGGCTGGAGACGCACGGGATCGACCGATCTACGGCCGCGCACATTTCGGGGTTCATGAAGGCGCACGACATCGACCTCGGTGCCATCCGCCTCTGCTCCTACGGCCTCACCTACTCCTTCGACGAGTTCCTGGAGTGGTTCAAAAACGACGATTCCTCGCTCGTCCCCGTCGAAAACAAGTTCGCGATATTCTGGAACTCCTCGCACGCCGAGGCCGTCATCGCCGTATTCACGAAATACACGGACGGCATGTGGCTGTCTTCCGACGGCATGAGTTACGACAACTGCTGCCGCTTCGTGTCTATGGCGCAGTATCGCATGATCCTCAACGTCCCCGACGACATGAACATCCCCCTGCCGCTCGGGTTCCTGGACGAAGTCCAAACGAAAGAAACCGAAAAAACCGAAAAAAAACCCGCCGAAGATGAAAAGTAGAACCTATTCCGTGGCTACGGGCTCCGAAGCCGTCATAACTCGTCAGCCGGAAGGCATGACGCAGGAAGAATACCGCGCCCTGCGGCGCGAGGCCGACCGAAAACTCAAACTCAGACTGCGCTACGGAACGATCATCTACGTGGCCTCCGAGCTGTTCTCCGAGAACGGCATCGACATGATCCGGCGCTTCAAGCCCTATCGGCGCCCCTCCAAATCGGCCGCCGTGAAGCTCGAATCTATGCGCAAGGAAAAAAATATGCGCACCCGCTTGGAATTGAAAAACTAATTCCCTATATTTGTTCCCGGAATGTTTCTGTGGCATTCCTGAATGTAAATAAACACCTCACTTCCTGGCTTATTTTTTCCTCCGTTCCCGCTCCAGGGGCGGAGGTTTTTTTATTAATTTTTTCCATAATTCACGCCCTTCGTGGTAAATTCTTATATTTGGGCGTAAAAACCGAGCTCCATGGACGACAGGAAATCCGCAATAGACTTTTTAAAGACCGCGACAGCAGTGCCGCAGATGCCTGATGCGACGCCCGCGGAGTGGGAGTGGCCTATATCGGAGCAGGTGGAGAAGCAACTGAAAATGATGGGCGTCTACGACATAATGCGCGAGCAGATATACATCATTGGCACCTCCGCATCGAAGGCGAAGATCGAGATCGCCAAGTCGAAGATCGACGGCCTCACCAAGTCCATGAACCTCATAAAGGCCACCATGTCCGTACTGGAATCCTCCGGATCGGACGTGGACGAGAACCGCATATCGGAGATCGACATACGCATGCACCTCGATGAAGATGATGATAGCCAAGAGTAGAAAGGCCGGATGCCTCGACATGAACATACACCTCACGCGCAAGCAGAGGATCATGTGGAACCGCCTCAACGACGGCCAGTGGAAGGAAGTGCTCTTTTACGGCGCCTCGCGCTCGGGAAAGACTTTCGTCATTCTGTACTGGCTCATCGTGCAGTGCGTGGCGCACAAAGCCAACTGCCTCGTGCTCCGCAACCTCTTCACGTCGCTTCAAACCGGAATGCTCCAGCAGACCCTCCCCGCGGTGCTCAACGCGATAGCCAAGCACAACGGTTACGCCAAGTGGCAGGATATAACCATGAAGGACGGGACACCGTTCGCAAAGTATAACGGCAAAGACAACTACCTCATGTTCTACAACGGTTCCTACATAAAATTCGGCTCCATACGCGGGTCGGCCAACGACGAGAGTCAGTTCGATAAGATTCTATCGTCGGAATGGGGTCATATCTTCATCGACGAGGTGTCGGAGGTCGAGGAGAGGGCGGTAGACACCCTCCGCTCACGACTGGCACAAAAACTACCTGTGCGCAACAAGCTTCTGTTCGCCCTCAACCCCACGCGAAAAACCGGATGGACATACGTCAGGTTTTTCAAGCACGAGACCCGCGAGGGGCTGGCGATCCCCCAGGAGCAGACGTCGAAGTTCCTGGTCGTGAAGTTCTCGCTCAACGACAACATGGAGAATGTCGCCGACGACTACCGCGAGACCCTGGAGGCCATGTCCACGCTCATGCGCAAGCGCTTCCTGGAGGGCGACTACTTCGACGAGAGCGAGGGGGAGATTTTCAAAAAAATATGCTGGAGCGACGTGAACCCCGATCTGCGCTTCCCGACGCCCGAGGAGTGGATAGACCTCATTATCTACACCGACCCGTCGGCCAAGGACAGCCGCAAGAGCGACTTCAAGGCGTCGCTGCTCATGGGCAAAGCCCGCGGCCGAATATGGCTCATCGACGTGCTGGCCGTGCAGGGCACCTCCCTGGAGATGATGAAAAATATTCGTCAGTTGTACCTCGAAAGCCCCAATCGCCTCATAACGCGCATCGTGATGGAAAAGAAGCAGATCCCCTTGGACTTCAAGACCACATTCGACCAGTTCCAGGCCGACACGGGGTGGATTTGCCCCCTGGAATGGGACACCCGGAACATGGGCGACAAGTTTACGGTCATCGAATCCATCCTCGATCCCCTCTTCACGTCCGACAGGTTCGTATTCAACGCCAAGCTCAAAGATACCAACCGCGGCGAGGAAGCCGTGAATCAGTTCCTGTTCTTTTCGCGCAAGGTCGATCCCAACCGCAAGGACGACATACCCGATGCGGCGGCCAAGGGCGTATCGCTCATGAACCGCGCGGGCGGAACCGTGGGCTCCGCGTACAAAAGCTCCGGCATCATAGTAAAAAAATCAAAACGTTTTATATCATGACCGAGAATGTGAAAATTTATACCATCGAGGAGCTCGAAGCCCTGGGTTGGGAATTTACCACGCTGAACACTATATACAGTCCCCAGTACGATCAGAGTTTCACAGAGCTGATGTTCTCGGAAGATATACCTGCGGACTTGCCGTCCCCGACGTCGCTTCAGAAGTTCAAGCCCTACTTCAACGGCCCTAAGACGATCCCGTCGCTGGGCTACAGCAATTTTACACCGATACAGATCTTGTGCGACGTGGAGAAAGATCCCGACGTCGCCACCGAGGTTATACCCGAAAAATGGGTCTTGAACCTGAAGGCAGGGGCATTCGCGATTACAGGACTTAGGGCCAACGAAGCCCTTACGCTCCAATTCACCCTCTCATGTTACATAAAGGGAGACACTCCGCTCCCGATCCAAATAGCGTGGAGAAGAGGCGTTTCTTATAACTGGAGAGTCGCATACGACACCTATGCATACAAGTGGCCTGTGTCGGGCACTATCCCCCCGGGTATCAAATGCAATATTCTTTTGGACGGATTAAAACCCGGCGATTCATTCCAGATAGGCATAATCAGGGACAACAAGGCGTCCGCCGATAAAAACCTGTACATCTATGGGTTCAATCTTGACGGAGCGCGTATCATGCGTTCGTATACTATGGCCAAGAAGAAGTTCACAGACCCCAAGACCGGGGAGGTTCGAAGCTATGCCAACGACCCTGTATTGTGCACCTCGCCCGCGGATTCGCGTCAGTCGGCCGCAGAGTACGCCTCATGCATAGAGTACGGGGAGCAGGTTATCGTGGCCGGGGAACCCGGTAAAATGTACTTCCCCGAGGAGGAGCTCTACCAGTGGATTTCGCCCCAGCAGCTCGATCAGTTCAAGAAAATGTACCCCGACTGTGTGGAGATTTCCTACAACAGCGCCCTGGGGTACGTGTACAGTCAGATCGGGGAGCTTTACGACATAGCCTCGATACTGGCCGGAGACACCAACGACGGCACGGCGAAGATCATGCGGTGGATATTAACCGTCCTGACGGCCTACAATATCACGAGCCCATCGGCACGGCACTCCGAGACCCTGCGCGACAACTACGAGATGGTCGTAAAGAAGGTCACGGAGATGAAAAACGGGGCTACGACGCTGCATGATGCCCCGATAAAGGAGACCCCGAATGCGTGGGGTACGGTAGTAAACGGATCGAAAAACAAAATGCGCGGATAAATGGCACAATTTCATACCCCGAGGCAGCAGCCTTACAACCCCTTCCGCCCTATTGGGGCGCCGAATGTAAAGTCGAGGTACATTCCCAACCAGTACTTCGTCGAGTTCACTCCGAGCTGGTGGCGAAATGCCATCGACAACGCGGTGAACTACTCCGACCTTACGATGGTGGACACCCTGTATTCGTGGTGCATTCAGTCATCGCCGTTCCTGGTGAGCCAGATGAACAAGCGCCTGAACCCCATCGAGAATGCCGTGTTCGCGTTCTACCGCGACGGCGAGATCGACGAGAACCTCACAGAGATGATAACCCGCACCCGGTGGTTCAATAAGATGAAGCGCGAATTCGTGCTCTCGAAATTCTACGGCGTGCGTATTGTCGGCATCGACGTCGAGAAAGACACCATCACCAGCTACCCGCTGCGAAACATAGACATGGTGAACAGGGCGATCCGGTCGCAGACCTACGCCATAGAATCCGTGGCCAACGTCGACGATTACGACAATATGTTCTACATGCAGCCCGACACCGACCAGGATTTCAAGATGGGAATGATGCAGCAGATTTCCCGCGCTATGATCGGCATTGTGGAGGCATACAACAACTGGTCGGTGACGAGCGCTACATACTCATATCCCCGCACCACCGTGGGCTTCATCGACGGGAACGCGCAGGCACAAGCGCTGGCCGAGAATATCGCCAACAACCTCGACCCGCTCGACACCCCCGTGCTTCCCTTCAAGCAGAACCTCGACAACAAGGAGAACGTCTACCAGGTGGAGGTCAAGCCCCTCCAAACCCAAATGTACCCCGATGCCTTCCGCGTGTTCAAGGAGTACATAGACAGCTACCGCGCGGAGATCATGCAGGAGGTGACGGGAGGTACTCTGCTCGGTGCCACGGAGAAAAACACCAACTCCGAGCAGCTCGCGCAGATACATATGTCCCTCTACGAGGCACTGTGCAACGCCGACAAGCGCGACTTTGCGAACTTTATCAACTACGAAGGCGCCATCCAGAAGATCGGCCGCCTGCTCGGCATAGATATGTCGGGCGTAAAGCTCAGGGAGGTGCCCGATACCACCATCAGCGTGGATAAGTTCGAGCGCATAGGCCGCGTGCTGGCTTCGCAGGGCATGGCATACAGCCCTGAGGTCATGCGTAAGGTAGGCATGGAGCCCTCCGACATAAATACGTCCGTGCGCAACAACAACTGGACGGAGGTTAAATTGCAGGCCAAATCCATTATGGCGAAAATAAAGTCGGCACTCACGCCCTCCAAGAAAACAAACGACAATGGAGACGATAGCAGACCTGAGGAGGAAAATTAATACCGCCATCTACAACATCAAAACCCAAATTCCGGCCAAGGTGGCCGAAAGCATGGCCGGGGAAACGCGCCTCAACTTCGAGCGCGAGGAGTATGGCAACGACGGCACGCCCCGGAAATGGGCGGACAGATGGGGAAAGAACCTGAAATCAAAGAGATTCGAAAACCTCGAATCATACCTCCGCTATCCGAAGCTGCGCCACAGAGGCCGTCTCGCCCGGAGCATCACACCCTTCTATGGGAGAGGTTTTGCCGGGCTGCGCGCCGCGGCGCCCTATGCGGAACTTCAAAACACGGGGAAAGGCACCCGCACCGGAGGCAACTCTTTCCGCACGCGACCCTCGTCCTCGACGCCCGTGCGGCTCGGAACCAATCCCGTCGCCCGACCCTTTATGGGCGTTGGCCAAAGAACCGAGCTCAATACGCTCCGGCTATACTCCCGAGAGATCGCAAAACTGGTGTAGAAAAAATTTTATTTGCGAAATATTTTCCTTTGCACTACATTCGTAACGTCCTATACTGAAATTATGAGCGGTGAAATTTGCAAAGCAATAGTTACGGCACTGCGGGCTTCGGAGCTCGTGGACGAAAATAATGTCAGTATAGTTCTCGCAAACGACAACGGAGAGGGGACGGTGAACACCGATCTCCCGGCCATAGCCGTAAGCGTGAAGGGAACCGAGCGTGACACCGGGGAGTTCATCGGAGGCATGATCTACAATCAGTACATCGTGCAGTTGTCGGTGATAACTCCGTTCGAAAACCAGGCCGCGTCGCCGGACGACGACCACCAGTACGATCAGATGAACCTTGCATACAAGGTCATGCTCTACATGGCCGCGTGTTCGCGGGGGGTAATAAAAAACTCTGCGGGCGAATGGGTGCCGCTGGACTTTTTTACCGAGCTGAGGCAGAAATACGGCTTTACGCTTCTTTACAAGGAGACCGAGACCTATCAAACGCTGGCTATGGAGCGAGAGATGGCAGAGCTTCCCGTGCACAACACGCGGCTCATATACGTGGCCAACTTCGTTGACAAGAGCACCTACGAGCAGGATTCGTTCCTGTGTGATGCGATAGAGATGAAGTGCCTGTGCGATACCGTCAGAAACACTAATTCATAAACCGGACATGACAAAAGCGACATATCAAATACTCTCGAACGAGGCGCTCAACAGCAAGGGTTTCGTGGTGCTCAACTCCACTATCGACTGGAGCAGGTACCTCAAAAACCCTATCCTGCTGCGCAACAAAGATACGGGAGAACATTTCGGCCAGCCCATCGGGCGCGTCGAAGATATTCATTTGGAAAAAGGCAGGTGGATCGGAAAGCTGGTGTTTGGCTCCTCCGAACTCGCACAGGCCGCAAAAAGAGATTACGAAGCCGGAATACTCAACGGAGTGTCTATATTCGGTAGGGCGCGGATCGTCGAGCGCAATGGCAGGAAATACACTACATTTTTCGAGGTGTGGGAGATTTCCCTTGTCAACATACCGTCCAATCCCGATGCAGTGGCGATACGGGGAGAGGATAACGTTGGGTTGTCGGCAGTATCATTCGTGCCGGACAGCATAGAGATCGAACAGATCGAGAGCCTGTCGGCATACCAAACAGACATCATAAACCAATTTGAGAACAAGATGAAAAACGAGGAAGAGAAAAAAGTCCCCGAAACCGGGACGGAGCAGGCTTTCGACGACCGCGTGTCGCTGAGCGCCATGTCTAAATTCCTGGAACTTATCGGACTGGCACCTCGAAAGAGGCTTCGCCGCGCGGATGAAATAGACCGCGACGCCGGCCAGGACGACGCGGATGCCGGGCAGGATCAGCGTGATGCCCGCGAGGATCGCCGTGCTGCGCGCTATGAACGCGAAAAGGGCGATGATGCCGAAGCAAAACGGCGCGAAAAGGACGCCGAGCGCGACGACAAGATGGCCGGAAAGGACGAGAAGGAGGCCGACAAAGACCGCCGAGAGGCCCGCGAAGAGAGGGCGAGCGCCCTGGCCGCAGAGCCCGCCACCGAGGCCCTTGCTGCAACCACAGACGCAACCACAGACGACGCCAAGGAAACCAAAGCCGAGGCAGCCAAACCCACGGCGCTCTCCGCTGCGGAGGATGCGCGAGTATTCAACGACAAAACAATCACAAAAACCAAGACAATGGTAAAACCCTTTTTCAAGTACATCGACGACCCTGAAAATATGCCGAAGATTCAGGCAATCATGGGTCTGTCCGCCTCCTCGGGCACTGCCGACGGCGTTGCCGAGGTGAGCTTGTCGGCCGCACAGGACGCCGACGTTCGAGAATCAATTCAGGAGTTGTCCGCATCTATGCTCTGCGACCCCTATTTCATGGCCACCGTGCAGAACATGACCTTCCAGATCAACGACGGACGCCGTGAGAGTGTCGTCGATACGATCCAGGGTCTCGCCTCGGGCGAAAAGTCGGGTCAGTTCGTGCAGAATGCCGACCTGGCAAAAATTTCGTGGCTCTCGCTGTTCGTTCGCCAGCTCTTCCCGCCTAACACGTGGGCTGACCGTGTACGCCGCCTGTCGGTGCGCGACAAGGAAGGCATCATCTGGGTGGAGAGCGCCGTCAACCCGGATGTCTACTTCGGAGATCGCGCGCCGCTGAATGCGCCCAACTACCTATACGACGACCTGCCGCGGGGGTTGGAGCGCAAAGTGTTCTCCATGCAGCCTATTGTATGGCAGCCCGCGAACTCCGACGTCCTGGCCTACAACGACCGCGCAACGGGCCAGTTGGACGCCATGGCCAAAATGTCCATGTGCATCCACAACTACTGGCTCCAGACCATCGCCGAGGCAGTTCCCGCAGCTAATCACCTTACAATGTCCGGCGCAGAGTTCAATTCGTCAAATCGATTCCCGATCAACTCGGCCGCCGCTGGCAAGCTGCTCGGCATGACCCTCAATGACCTGCTCGCCGCACAGGGTCGCTTCATCGCCCGCAACCTCAACTTCCGCCGAGGGAACGGTGTGGCTGTGTTCGCAGAGCCCTACTACACGTCGCTGGTGCAGACCGACAAGGTTCAGAGCATTCTGACGCAGCAGTTGTCGAACGCCCGTCCCGAAGGCTTCACTTACTCGGGATTCGACGTCATGGCTCGCTCGGTCATCGCTGCCTACAACACTGCAACTTCTACGGTCGTGGATGCGGAGACTTATTTCGACAAGCCCGTCACCTTCGCAACCGGAGCTATCGACACCGCTCATGTGAAGCCCGTGCTGGCCGCGACGGTTTACGACATCGGCCTCGGCTTTATCCCCGAGGAGGTCGTTGTGGCAATCGGCAACACGAACATCCATATGGTGTCCGATCCGAACAACTACGGTTGGAAAGTGTCGATGGATATTTCGACGGGTGCCGGAACTCTCCGAAGCAGCGCAGCAGGCATCGTTCTGTATCGCCCGACGGCAGCCGCCGGAGCGTAACGCAACACACACAGAAAAAACCAGCCCGACATGTTGTCGGGCTGGTATTCCAAAAAAAAACAATATCAACAATTTAATTCCCCCCTTTAAATTATGATTCAGATCGCAACATTCACCCGCAAGTTTTTCATCGAGCTCGTAAAGCAGCTCCAAATCTACGGCACCCTGTACGTCACTGAGGACGGCAACATCTACGTCAACGAATCGCAGGCGCAGACACGCTGCCAGTCCCGCGAGAAGCTGGCGCACCTGAACGGAGAACTCGTCCAGGAGCTCCGCTATGCCCGCGTCGACAAATCCAATCCGCCCAAGGACACCGCGGAGTTCGAGGAGATGCTCGAGAACCAGTTCCGGGCACGCCGTCAGGCAGCCAAGAACTCCCTGGCAGAGGCCGAGAAGGAACGCAACAAGCCCGTCATGTCCGATGCCGAGGCAGAAGCCCTGCTCGACGGCAAGACCCCCGCTCCTGAGAAACAGGAGGAGGAAGCCGCAACAGAGGCGCTGATCGAAGGCGTGGAGTATGCCAAGGTTCGGGATGCCATCCGGGCAACCGTGAACCCGAAGCTGCACCACAGCGCCGGGTACTCCAAGACCCTGGAGGCGTACAACGCCCTTTCCGACGAGCAGAAGGCCGCAGTCGGTGCAGAACTCGCAAAATAACAAAACCTACGCAAATATGGCAGTAGTAGATATTTATACAACTTTAGGCGACACCAGGCTGGGCAACACCACACCCAGCGATGGTATTGGCATGATCGTCGCCCCGGCAATGGCCTCCTCGGGAACCGGAGGTGCGGCCTTCGCGCTCGATACCGCCTACCTCATTACCTCCGTTGCCGACCTTACGGCGATGGGTGTGACCTCGGGAACCGGAGCCATGCTCCTGTTCCAGGTGGAGGAGTATTACGCCAAGGCAGGTAGCGGCTCTCGCGTGTGGGTCGTGGGGTATGCTCAGGCCGAATACGAGACATTTATTTCGGCCAAGCTGGAATCCATCATCAGCGGTACCACGGCGTCGAACTTCGACCTGCGTCCGCGCATGATATCCTTCGCATCGCTGCTTCCCACGTTCCAGGATTTCTCAGGGACGACCGAGGGGAAACTCCCGGCTACCCACAAGACCCTCATTGGCAACCTGCAAACCGTACTCAACAACCTGTTCCAGCAGTCGATCCGCATGGTCGGCATCTTCGACGGCGTTGTTTGCGTTCCGACAGGCAAGACCATCCTCACCACCGACCTGAGTAAGCTGGAGAATCTCGCAACGCTCAAGGCACCCCGTGTGGCCTATCAGGTTACAACTTCGAAGCCCGGCATGTCGGCATCCGTAGGCCGAACTCTCGGAATGCTGTCGAGCCTGTCGCTGGCGACGTCTCCCGGTGCCGTGACCACTGCCGGGGCAGCAGGCGACATCGACTATTTTGTGGATGTCACGGCCAGCGCCGACCCGAAAGATATCAACACTCCGGTATCGAAGCTTGTGCCTGCGAAGTGCAACCTCCTGGGTAAGAACCAATACCTCTTCACCCGCGTGCGTCCGCAACTGGCAGGCGTATACTACAACGACGGCGCCACATGCAACGATCCGGAGATGGCTCTTTCGGAAATTTCGTTTGTCCGCGTGGGCAATGCCGTGTGTGACAGCGTGGAGAGATTCTTTGTCAAGTTGCTCCAGGAGAACATCCCGACGGATGCCTCCACCGGAGCGATCGACGCGGGATTCAAGTCCGGAACGCTGGCTCAGCTCGACGAAACAGAACTGACACCCCGTATCAACCGCGGAGAAGCACAGGCCATCAATGTAGATTTCGCCGCCAAAGACGGCAACTACAATATGTCCAAGGCTATCCAGGTTACCGTGGAGGTACTTCCCCTTAGCCCGCTCCGCGAGGCATATCTCGAAACTTTCTTTGTAACTACGTTAAACTAAACGCCATGCCTAATCCTTATGTAGTGCCCTCGAAGGACGTCCAAATCTACCTTACTTTCGAGGGGCTTCCAGCAATCAAGATCGGCACGGGTACCTCGCTCAACTTGCAGTACTCGCAGACAGTGCAGGACATATTCGCTATCGGGGAAACAGACCCTATCGACCTGGTGCAGCTCAACGCTCAGTATGCGGCCACTCTGTCGCACCAGACCGGGGAGCAGCACACCATCCTCGATGCGATCAACGGCGCTCTTCCGGCCGGGCAGACGCCCTATGCGTCCATGCTCCAACTGCCGCCCTTCACGCTGACGAAAACCATGTCGCTGCGCAACAGCGCGACGCCAAAGACCGTCTCGGAATCCCTGTTAGGGTGCAAGTGCGAACAGTCGAGCTCGGACACTAACCGAAACGACGCGGAGACGCTTTCGTCCATCAACATCCGTGCCCGTGCCGTACAGCGCTCGGTCGCACCCATCCAAACTATTGTGTAAACCAGGACGGGCGGGCATCCCAAGACCCGCCCGTCTTTAAAACCCAAAAATTATGTCGCAAATACAAGAAACGGAGCGCCTTGACCTCCAATACACCGTCACGGCCTCGTATTTCGTCCCCTCCTTCAACAAAGAAGGTCATATGATCGAGGAGGAGAAAAAGAACCAAAATATCGCCTTTTGGCGTTTACAGCGCCGCAACATCGAGCACTCGAAGCTATCCATGTCGATCCTGTCGCGCGAGGAATCGGAGCAGAAGGGAGTTATTGGCCTGGCCATGGACTTCATCAAAGCCTGCTGCGTCGACGACAAGGTGCGCGAAGATTTGCTCGGCGACGCTCTCGCCTGCGTGGAAATCTTTCAGTCGGAACCTGTCAGCGAGGACTTCCGCCGTTTTTTCGGGACTTGGGAGTTCTTGAAGGCGCTCCCGAAGAATCCATCCGGCAAAAAATAGAGGAGTATGCGAAGGACGACCCTCTGCTTATCAAGAAGGCCGTCGTCTCCAGATACTTCCATGAGCCTTACTCTGACATGGATAAAAGGCTAAGCATTAATGATATAGACAAGTTATATACACTTGCGCTTCACCTTGTCGACATCATAGACATGGCGCCCTTTAAATCTAAAAAATAGTGGCAACATACACCATACGCCTCAACCTTGGGGGAGACGTCATCGAACGTCTTACTCGTGCCAACGCACTGAGTGACCAACTGGAGCGCAAGACCAACCGCATGTCCCGGAATGGCGGAGGCGGAGGCGGAGGTGGTGTGGCCAACTATCCGAACCTGCGGCACGGATGGCACGAGCGCATGTCCTCCATGTATGACGTGTCGCGCCGATTCGGCAACCGACATACGCGCGAGGATTTCATGTCCGATGCCAACCGGGCGTTCGGTTCCATCCGGCGCTTCCGCGAACAGTTCGTGCGCAATTCCTTCACTCCGAGCGGGTGGATGCGAAACGCCGGGAACTTGGTCGGGGCGGTGTTCGATTCCGCCGCCGCAGTGATAAAGAGCAACCCCGCACTCCTGATGGGTGCGGGCGTTCTCGGTACTGGAGCCGCGGCGTACGCTCTTCCTAAGCTCATCGGCGGAGGGCTGTATGCCGTGCTGTCCAAAACCTTGAACAGCTCGTCCATGACGGACGCCATATCCAACCGCATGCAGATGGATATGGCACGCAGGGGGTTGGGATCGGGCTACACCTCGGCGCTGTCTGATGCCACGCGCATGGCGGCCGAATACGGCTATTCTCGTGCCGGCATGCTCTCCATGATAAACACCGTGTCGGGCTTCGAAATCGGAGGCACTCAGATCGGCACGGCCATAGCCACGCAGATCGCGCGGCAGGTGGGTAAAGTCGCCCAGATCGGTGGCCGACCCTATGACATCGTGGGTCTGAACATGCAGCAGTTGTTGGCTGCCGAAAAACCCAACATGCGAGACGTGCGAGAGTTGATCCACGCCGCCCCCATCCTCAACAGATACGCCAACGAGGCCATGCAGAGGCGCGGCGTGACAGGGACGAGCCCCTACAACTATCTCCAGGATCGCGCCAACATGCTGCGCGCCCTGCACAGGCTCGATACGGAGCTCCAACCCCCGTCGGCCGCCGCGGCGCGCGGACAGATCGCCCTCGCCAAGGAGAATTTTTGGATCAACCTCGCGGGCATGGACAAACTGTGGGAAAGCGTCGGCCGGGCTGGAGAGAATATGTTCGACCGCATATCAGCGCGCCTGGACGTATGGTACAACTCGTCCGATCCCAATATGCTCAACCATATCTTCGATGAATTCGTGGATGGCGTAGAGGATGCCATAGGCGCACTGACGGCCCTTTCGGACTGGATACTCAACCTCTCCGACTTCTTCGGGCTCCTGAATCCGTGGAGCTGGGGCGACAAGAGCCGCTGGGACTTGAGGTACGAGAAATCGGCCAAGCAGTCGGAATACACGGAGAGACGCAAAGCCGCGACATATCTGTCCGAGGAGCTGGGAAAGAGGTATGTCGAGGAATACCTTTCTACTCCGGCTGCCCGCAAGGCGTGGGGTTTGGACGAAGGCACCGAGGAGAACCGCGCCGCGAATCTGAAAGACGCGCGCGACATCCTGCTTAAAAACTTCACCACTACCTTTACGCCCAAGGTGCGGGAAGGACTGGAAGAGTATCCGGGGCATCTTCCTGCCGAAAACGGGCAGCCCCAGTATGCTACGGGATTGCTTAAGTATAATTACACCCCGTACGAAGCAAACAATGGATTCAGTCTCTTTAATTTCCTAAAAACAGGTAATTCGAGAGACGTTACCACTGTAACCAAAGGAGAACTATCCACTCAACCTGTAACCTTCCGTACCAATCCTGCGCTCAACGACCGGGAAGTCAACGAGAATTTCAACCGGGTGACGAAGATTTACGGCGAAGGCGGCGGCGCCAGCGGGAAGGACACCAAGAAGATAGAAGATTTGACAAAGGGATCGAAGTCGCTCATTATCAACTTCAATGCACCCATTGTGCAGATGCCGACCCAAATAAACACCAATGCCACGCCGGAAAGCATCATGCAGACCATATCCAAACAGATCGAAGAGGTGACAATTCGAGGACTGCAAATAGCCTTCAACAACTCAACACGCACGCTCAATGGCTAAAGATCAATATACCGCAAACACAACCCCCAACGACACTCCTAACGACCTCCCGTCCTTGGGACAAATCCCGGCGTACAAGGCCGTGACGGATGGCATAAGCGCCGTAGAAAAAGCATATCAGGCGGGGTTGAAAATAACCCTGGCGGAGGTAGGATTCTGGCGTCAGATCGTTCAGTTCCGCGGCAAGGCCAAGACCTCCGATCCTCAGTATACCGGGATGGCGGACGCCCTAAAGCAGTCCGGCGACTACAAAACGGCCATACAATCGGTAGATCGCCAGGATATACAGCGAGAATATGTATTTCGCTGCGGGGATTATTTCCTCCCTATCAACCTCACCTACGAAGTGGAAGGGGAAAAGAACGATTCTACCTCCCAGCTCGTCGACGGGGCAGAAATCCTCCAGGTTCTCAACTACAAACCGATGGTCGTAACGGTGCGTCTGCGCATTGAACGCAACTTGTCTCGCGTCGACACGGACGCCTCGGCCTCGAACCTTTCCATGCTCGACGCCTTGTCCTATGAGGCATATGCCGACCAGGGGCTCGACAACACCGATCCCGCGGCCATGGCTATCGCCGACCTCGGCGTGGCTCTTCGGAGTTTGTGGCAGGGGCAGGATGTTTTCAAGATCGAGAACAAAGTCCTCAACAACGACCTCGGACTGGAGTGGGTGTACATGAAGAGGTTCAAATATACCCCCAATCCGGGGTCTACCATCGTGGACGTCAGCATGACGCTCCACCAAATAAACATGGATGAAAATGCCATCGTATTTACGCAGGAGACGGTAAATACGACCAATCCCGCGGGGGGGGCGGTAGGTGATGAAAGGTAATTTGTTCAGAGTAGGAAACGAGGTGTTTATCGAGGGGAAGAGCATCGGCCGATTCGCCTCAGTAGACATTACCGAGGAGCGGGATTCCCTCTCGGGAAGCTGCACCATGACCCTCCCGGTGTATGCCATCGGGTTCCGGCAGGGATTGCCTCCGGCACAGCGCATAAGGGCGGCCTTGGAGGGCATAAACATCAAGCCCGGAGCCCGCATAGACATCGACGGCTGGTTCTACAACAATGCTCAGTTGGGGCAGCAGTTCGAGAGACTGCGCATTTTCAGCGGCTTCATCCGGCAGGTCATCGGGGGATTCCCGTCGAAGATCGTATGCGAGGACTACTCTTTCATCCTGCGGTTCGGTACTATAAATCGGGACTGGGTGTCGCGCACGAAGCTAAAGGACATGGTGGACTATCTATGCCCCATCTCGAACAAGGCATTCGAGGACTACCGCAAGGCACAGGGGTTCGACAACCCGGCGGACTTCCCGGCTCTGTCTTTCGATTCATCGGATAGTGCGGATGTGGAGTTCGCGTTGCAGACCTTCAAGCTCATATCGCCGTTCGAGGCCCTGTCGAAGCTCATGAATATGTTTACGCTGTACGGCACTGTGAACACCCAGGGGAAGGTGTATTTCGGTATTGGCGTAAGGGACAAATTCAAGCGCACGGTGACACTGGCCACGAACACCAATGTCATCGGCCGCGACATAGTGCCTACCGACGGGCTGTTCGAGAACTACAAAGTGGTGGTAAACGCCCTCATGGCCGACGGTACAAAGTACACCTACGAATACGGCGATTCCCAAGGCGAGGCACACCGATATTTTGTCCCGGCCAATACGGTATCGCTGACCGAACAGACGGCCAAGAACATAATGGCCCGGTTGAAGGGAACGCGCAACAAGGGAACCATAAAAACCGTGCTCTATCCGCAGGTTAATATGTTCGACTTTGTGGAGTACACGGACACCATGCTCCCGGAGCTTACGGGAAACTACTACGTGATAGGCAGGAATTTGAGCTGCGACACTTCCGACGGGTTCATCCAAACCCTGACAGTAACCAACGAAATGTTTATATTATGAAAACATCCGGCACTTTCGACGACGAATGCGCCCGTTTGGGAGCGGAATTCGGAACAAAGATGAATGACGGGAAGAGGGTATCGCTCGTCATAGCCACCGTGTCGGCTATAGACGAGGATGCCAAAACCTTAGAGGCTGTTGTGGATAATGATAGGATATTCAGCGACATAAGTCTAAACATTTTTCCAAACGGGGGCAACAGCCTCTATATTATACCCTCCGTGAATTCTCTTGTGGTGCTGGGGTTCATAGAGGGTTACTCCGAGGTTCCGGTGCTCATAAAAGCCACGAAGATCGACAAGATGGTCGCATCGAACGTCGCGGGTACCGAAGAGGAGGGAGAAAGCACTATTTCTTTCGATAAGGACGCCGTGGAAATAATCCGCGGCACCTCTTCTTGGCGGATTGAAAAAAATAAAATATCTTTCACTGCCGATAAAATTGAAATGGATGGCGGGGAGAACGGGGGGCTTGTGCTGGTAGATGGCGTCACCACGGCGCTCAACAATTTAGTGACGCAGGTAGGGAATATGTGCACAGTATTCAATGCGCATACTCACGGCGCCCAAGGTGCGTCGCCTCCGGCCACCCCTATGACCGCCCCCTCCCAGTTCAATAAAGGAGACTACGAAAATACCAAGATAACGCAATGACAGACGCAAAATTCGACTTTCAGGCCAACGACATAGTTATATCCAACGGGGGCGTCGAGTTGGTATCTTTGTGCAGCCAGCAGAACGCCACGCTGATATTTTCCAAGTCGGCGGCAAGTCTTACGAAGCCCCAGTTCGGGGTCGGATTCGAGGACTTCTATCCCCTGCTGCCCAAGTGGGCGTGGGGTAAGGTTGAGGCCACGGCTGAAAAGCAAATATACGACGACGGAGCCCTCATTGCCCGCGTGAATATCTTTGAGGAGACAGCCTCGGGAGTTGTGACCGCGGACATACATGCACGATACAAGGAGTAGACATGGCAAAGACGTACACAGTAAAACAGGGAGACACCATCCAGGACGTGGCATTCAACGTGTCCGGCTCTCTCGCGGGCATAGACCCGATATTGGAGAAAAACACGCCCACGAATATCCCGCCCGCGGACTGGAAGGCCATGCAGTACCGCCAGGAGCCTCCCGCCAAGAACTTTATGGAATCCTACACTCCGGCGCTGAGGACAAATCAGATTCTCGACGTCGAGGGGATCGACATATACAACCTCCAAACCTTGCAGCGGCCTCCCTTCAACTCCTCGATGGACGTGAAGGAAGAGGTGGAGGCGGAAATCTCGCGTCTCTTCAAAGCTACGGCCGAAGGAGGACGCGCCCTCATATCGGCGCTTGCGCCCGAGGCTATGGGGGCGATGATGAGGAGGAACGGCACCTTTTTGCGCGACACGTTCTACAACAGCCCATATACCGTGCAGTGTTTATTCCGCACGCCTCCCAAGTACAAATACATCCCCAACCCTGAATCTGTGTCTCGGACAATACTTGACACGTCGGGGGCATTGAATTTCCCTCGCATCGATATCAAATCCTCCTCAGAAGGCACCATCTCTATTCTGTTATACAACAATCGGACGGGTATATATTCATATCCTGTTTTTTGGGACTATTTATACAGCGTCGTATTCATTAGCAACGGAGCCAAGGTCTATGCATATATCAACAACAATCTGGTAAACTCCCAAAATAAAAATTGGGTTAGTTATGTTTCTTCATATCTATTTCTTGGTGGATATGGTGTTAATAATCGTCCGGCGGTTGATTTTATGGGGGAGGTGATATGCGCCCGCTGGTTCGACCGCGCACTCACAGAGGAGGAAATGACGGCACTCCAAAACGGAGTGCGCCCGCAGGACTATATTGTGCCCCCGGCCTTGAAGCTGTCCTGTGTAGCTGAGTACATACCTCAGAACCTCATACCCTCTGAGGAGGACAGCTCGAAGCCCGCCATGTGGCTCGACAGCGCCAAGCAGATGCCGCCCGACATCTCTACTCCGCCGCTCCTTCGCAAGTCTGCCGGGGGTTATGACCTGGTGGTCAATGATAATCCCAAGATAGGCCGCGAGCCGATCTACAAACCCACTCACGACTTCAAGGGCGCCTATACCGCCAATGGCGCCTTCATGGGACAGCGCATATCCACACAGTCGCTCGTCGACGGGACGCTGGAGTGCTACTTCAAAACCGGAGACGACATCCATAATGAGCAGTGCGTATTCAGCATGATGGATAATATGGCAATTCCAAGGCTCACAATTATTTCCAACAAATTGCTTTTCGCAACCACGGCTTCCTCAGTGAAATATCTCTGCGAGCCAAACACGACTTATCACGTGGTACTCTGCTATGCTTTACGGGAAAATTTAAGCTACATCTTTGTAAACGGGATCAAGATTTCGGGGCCGTTCAAATTGGGTAGTAATAGTCAACAAATATACCTCAACCTTGGCATGTACAGCGGAAATATTCCGATCTTGTTGAAGGGCGAAATCTACCACTTCCGCAACTTCAATACACGCCTGACAGAAGCACAGGCGTTGATGCTGTGGAACGGAGGCGATCCCGCGTCGTTCGTGGTAGATGCGGCTATGAAGGCATCCTGCACACGGGAGTATCTGCCGCAGAACCTGCAGCCTCGGAGTGATGATCCCACCAAGGCGGGCTATTGGTGGTCGTCACACAAACAGATGCCCGTTAACGGAGTGCTGGAGCCCCTGTTGGCGCCGCCCGCGGAGTGGCCGAATACAAACCTCGACTATTACAACTACCCCTCAATAATTAAACAATAACCGATATGTCACTTATAAATACCATATGGGATAACATCCAACGGACGATCCCGGCGATGAACACCAGCAACGCGGGCATCCTGCGCAAGATCGCGGAGGTGGTAGGCACCTCGCTTGACATTGTGCGGCTTGAAATCCTGCGCAGCGAACAGACGATAGCCGCGGCCGCGAAGATCGCGCGCGTGACGAGTGAGGCATGGTATGTCGAGAAGGCATACGCCTATCAGCAGGGCGATCAGGTAGTCGTGGTGAACGAAGCGACGCAAGAGCTGGGCTATGCGACCATAGATGCCACGAAGCAGATAATAAAGCAGGCTTCGATGGGGTCTAATCAGGAGGGTTTGTACTACATCAACGTGGCGACGGCCAATGCCAACAACAACGTGGTCTCACTCACGCAGGATCAACTCGATGCGTTCAGCGCCTACTACCGCAACTTTTGGGGCGTCGGCGCGCAAATACAGGCCGCATCCAATGCTCCGGCCGTCCTTTCGGCCGACAAGCTGTACGTCCGCTTCGACAAGTCGTACAACCTCGATACCATCAAGAACAGCATCAACACGGGGCTGCATGACTTGCAGATGCAACGACGCACGACAAATATTCTGTATATCAACGACATAGAAAGCTACATCTCGGGGTTGAACGGCATCAAGGATGCCTACTTCTCCGAGATCAAGGTCTCGCAGGATGGCGGCATCACAACACCGCAGGATGGCAAGATAGTATTGAATCCGGGTTATTTCAACTTCGACCCCAATCTGTACGATTTCACCAAGAACATTACAATATTCGAAGCTATATGATGCGTTTCCGATATATTGACATCCCGAAGCTGGTGTTGCAGTTGCTCCGGCCGAATTACTCGGTGCGGCGCGACCACAGCTACACGGGGCAGCCGTTTTGGACAACGATAATATACCGCTACTGCCTGGCGATGCTCATGGTGCTGCATGACTATCTGCACAACTACTACATGGTTCGATCCAAGTGGTACATGATGGCGGCGTGCACACCCACGTACGGGCAGATCGAAGGCGTACTCCGGTACTGGTACGGCGAGTGGGGCCAAATATCCATCACCCCGAGCGGCGCGAGCATATGGAAATCTATGTGGTACGATTCGCCTACGCCGCCCATATACCTGTACGACACCGACACGCCGAAGGTATGGTTGGGCCGCGGCGGCACCGTCACGGAGCAGCCCATCATTACGATCCCGGCTGCCCTGTACAACAACTCAGAGGCATACAGCCAGTTTATCGCAGACGTCAACACGCTCTTACCCTTTTACATCAAGTATACTATAAAAACTCAATAATATGGCAGGAATAAAAAATATCAACGTCGTATCGGGCACTGGCAACCCCGTGCAAATGCAGGATTTGCAAAACCTCTGGAGCGCCATCAACTCGCTCCTCCGCTCCACCAAAACGCCCATCTCCATCGTTGCAGGATTCGCCACGGCGAACAACGACACCGGGACGAACATCGGCGAAGGTATCATCTGCTACCAAGGGCAGGCTTACTACCTGGCCGCCGATGTCGCTAAAATAGGCCAGTATCTTTATGCCAACACCATACAGGACGAACAGCGCGTGTATGAAGATGGCGCGACGCGATACACATATCAGGATTATGTCGTGAATGCTGCGGCCAATGCGTCGGCATCGGGAATTGGCACCCTCATAGGGCAGGCCACGGCGGCCAACCTCGCAGCATGGAAGGTGGGCGTGCTATCCGACGGTTCCGTAACAGCGGCTATGCTGGCCGATGGCGCAGTGACGACGCCAAAGCTCGCAAACAGCGCTGTCACAACAGCAAAGATCGCAGATGGGGCGGTTGGTAGCTTGCAGATCGGCGTGGCGGCAATCAAGAACGGCAACATCCAGGATAAACAGATTACCGGTTCCAAAATGGCCGACCAGTCCATTCCCGGCTCAAAGCTCAATAATAAGACCATCACCGGAACGCAGATTGCTGACAAAGCAATCACTGCTGAGAAGATTGCCGATGCGACGATCACCGGGGGTCAGATCGCAGCTGAAACGATCACGAACGAGGAGATCGCCAACAAAACCATCATCGCAAACCAAAAGCTGGAGAATGGTTCTATCGAAGAGGCACAATATGGCACCGCGTCGGTATCGACACGAGCATTGCAAGTAAACTCGGTTAGTACTTCCATCATCAAGGACGGATCAGTTACGGGCGCCAAGATCGCAGAGGGCACCATATCCGGGATAAAAATAGAAGACGGTTCTATTCCGGAGAGTAAAATGACCGCTCCGGGAGTAATTTACTTGGAGCCAACTACCGTGATGCCCAATGCGATGCTGGTAAATCACAAATTAAATATCATCAAAATCGGCAACATTGGCAGCACACATGTAAATGCCGTCATGCCTGTGCAACAATTGCCCGGCACACCTGTTCGAATATTCATAGAACACACCTTTTCAGAGAATGCTGTCGTGGATATAAGACTGTCAAACGTCGGGGGAGTGGCAGGTGCTATCAACATTTCCAGCACCGTTCTCGGTATGTATGCCGAAATATTTGTGTACGACGGTCGCGTATTTTACTGGGTTTCGGGCGACGGTAATTATACCAAATAATAGGATAATGGACACCTTATTGAAATGGATCATGGCTGTGGTGGGGAGCCTGCTGTCGTTGTTCGCTCCCGTGACGCCGCTTGTGC